AGTCTGGAACTATACCGGGCCGCGTTGGAAGTTCTAAAGAGCAGCATCGTTTGATTCTTGAGACACTAATAGAGCAAAGTATCAACAATCCTCGTTTGTCTGGTTTTGTTGTTCCTTCTCCTAGAGCGATTGATACTCAACGTGGAGAAGGGGAGGAAGCTTTCCAGTTTTTGTATGGAGACTTAGTTTCTTCTGTCGCTGAAAAAATGAAGAAACGGTATCCGGGTCTCGAGGTTATTAAGCGCAACACTGGTGGGAGTGACGACCTGTCCGATGCGCTTGTTATCAAGTTTCCGAAAGATCGCCAAGCAACAGAACCACTTGTCCACAGTTATGCCCAAGGTGGCCTTGTCATGAAAGGCATTGGATCAATGGGCAAAGAGGTGTTATAAGTAGTTATGTCACAAACAGGAAATCCTTTTGGTGGTCAGATTGAAGAAGCGATGGGTGCCGGTGGCCCCGCGTTAGATCCCTCTACCGAAACTGCAATTGAGATCGAGGGCCAAGTTCCGGGTCTCACGGACGAAGTACTGGAGGATATGATTCTCCAGATGAATGAAGACGGCTCCGCGGATTTTTTAGACGCAGACTCGACTGAGGTTTTGACGGAAGAAGAATATAGTCACACGGCAAACCTCTCTGAAATTCTTGACGACGGTATCCTGGGATCACTGTCCTCGGATCTCGGGGCTTCATTTGACGACGACATGGAATCCCGCAGCGAGTGGGAAGAAGCCTTAACAAAGGGTCTCGGCCTACTGGGTATCAACTACGAAGAGCGTGACGAACCGTTCGCCGGGGCAACCGGAGTTACGCACCCCCTCATCTCGGAGTCGGTGACCCAGTTCCAAGCACAGGCGTACAAGGAAATGCTACCAGCGGGTGGCCCTGTTCGTACGATATGCGTGGGCAATGAAACACCTGAAGTTGTTCAACAAGCAAATCGCGTTGAACAGTTTATGAACTACCAGATTACGGAAGTGATGGAAGAGTATGATCCGGACATGGATCAGATGTTGTTCCACCTGCCGTTGAGTGGTTCGACATTTAAGAAAGTTTATTTCGACTTGGCTCGTCAACGTGCGGTGTCCAAGTTTGTACCGGCCGAGGATGTGGTTGTTCCTTACTACGCCACAGACATCCGTACGGCTGAACGTATTACACATGTCATGAAGATGTCTGAGAACGACATTGTTAAGATGCAGTTGGCTACCGTTTATCGTGACGTGGATCTCGGATCTTCGGGCATGGAAGATGACGGAGAGTTGCAGGACAAGAAAGATCAACTGCAAGGCGTACGCCCATCCGCGATGGGTGATGATGTTTACACAATCCTAGAGATACAAACCTATTTGGATTTGGAAGGCTTTGAGGACACGGATGTTGATGGCGAGCCAACTGGCCTGAAGCTGCCGTACGTTGTAACGATGGAGAAGGATAGCGGCACTATTCTCTCCATCGTCCGTAACTGGGACGAAGAAGATCCGCAGCGCAAGCCGATGCAGACCTTTGTCCACTACAAGTTCCTGCCGGGTTTGGGCTTCTATGGATTCGGTCTCATCCATATGATTGGAGGACTCTCCCGAGCCGCTACGTCGATTTTGCGCCAGCTAATCGATGCGGGAACGTTGTCTAACCTCCCGGCAGGATTCAAAGCTCGTGGTGTTCGCATTCGTAATGACGATGAACCGCTGAACCCCGGTGAGTTCCGTGACATCGATGCCCCTGGTGGGGATCTTCGTAACGCTATCGTCCCGCTGCCGTACAAAGAACCGTCGGGTACTTTGGGTCAACTGTTAGGTGTAATCGTAGACAGCGGCCGACGCTATGCGGCGATTGCTGATCAAGCAATCGGTGACATGAACGCCAATGCTCCGGTTGGTACCACTGTTGCATTGTTAGAGCGCGGCTCTCGCGTGATGAGTGCGATTCACAAACGGATGCACTACGCACAGCGTCAGGAGTTTCGTCTACTGTCACTGATTTTTGCGGACACTGTTGAGGCATACCCTTATGCCACTTCGGCAGGCGAACAGATTGTACAGGCTGACTTTGATGCCCGTGTAGATGTGATGCCGGTCTCTGACCCGAACATCTTCTCCATGGCACAGCGTTTGAGCTTGGCACAGACTCAGCTTCAAATGGCGCAAAGCAATCCGGAGATTCATAATCTTCAGGAAGCTTACCGCCGTATGTATGAGGCTTTGGAAGTCAAAAACATCGAAGCACTGTTGCCAGCACCAGCGCAACCGCAACCAATCGACCCAGCCATGGAGCAGGCATTGGTGTTGAACACGAAACCTATCCAAGCATTTCCTGGTCAGAACCACATGGCTCACATCCAGGCGCACATCGTGTTTATGCAGTCACCCATGGTACAAGGCGCACCCCAGTTCCTTGGTCCGCTGTTAGCGAACATTCAGCAGCGTATCGGTTACATGGCACGTGAGCAGGTAGCCGAGCAGGTTGCACAGCTTGGACAGATGATGCCGCCCGAAGCAATGGAAGCAATGGTCGCTGCACGTGTTGCAGAATTGACACAACAGATTATTCCTTCACTGGCACCGCAACAGCAACAGGATCCTCTGGTTGGTATTCGCCAAGCCGAGCTTCAGTTGGCCGCGGCTGACCAGCAACGCAAGCAGGCGAAAGACCAAGTGGACGCAATGCTGGAGCAGGCAAGGCTTCAGCAGCAGAACCAGCAGGCTTATGATCGCATGGACTTGACCAAGGACATTGCTGAAGAACGCTCGGAGGTAAACCGAGAGCGTATCGAAACCCAAGAAGACATCGCAGTTTTGAGAGAAATGAACAAGAGACGACAATGAGTCTCTTCACATCCTAGCACGGAGAAGCTACAATGACCTTTCTAACTATTAAACTACTATCTGAACATGAAGGAGTTGGAAAGGGAATGTCTGACAAAGGTATGCCTATCTCTAAATGGGCTGGTCGCTGGGACGAGTTCTTCAAGTCACAACACAATCAACGCCCTGTATTGGCACAGCCTCCTGTGAAGAAGGTTGACGACAAAGCTGCGATTACCATTTAGGAACACAAAAGTATGAACCCTCAACAATTAAACGAATGGCGTATCATCCCACGGTTGCTAATGTTAGCAATGCTCGTAATGACGTATCGAGTTGTTGAGTGGTTCATGACTCTTGACACACCCACCCTTGAACAGGCAGGATTGGTTTCAGTTATGACTGGCGCGTTGACCGGCGCGTTTGGATTATTCTTAGGTAGCGGAAAGAAAGAGTAATGTTAAGTGTTATTGGATCCCTTCTGGGATTTGCTGGTTCGGCGGTTCCGGCAGTTACTGATCATTTCAAAGCTAAACAAGAACAGAAGTTCGAATTAGCTAAAATGTCTAAAATGGCTGAATTACGTGCGGCTGGTTTCGACCAAGAATACCGTATGTATGAGACTAAAGCAGACGACAGCGAACATGCTCGTCTGGTTGAACATGATATTTCAATAAATAAAGGCACCGGGTTCATATCCGGATTGCAGCGCAGTGTAAGACCTGTTATAACCTACGTATTCTTCGGGCTGTTCTGCCTGATAGAATTAACTCTCTTACAACAAGCCCTGGAAACAGGTGCTAACTTTGCGGATGCGATCAATGTTCTTTGGGATGAAGACACCAAGGCAATTTTTGCTGCTATTATTAGTTTCTGGTTTGGCTCTCGTGCTATCGACAAACGGCGGGGCTCTACGAATTAATGGCATCGAAATCAAAAACTACCGACACCAAGCGGGAACCTATCAAGAAACGTACGTCCATTGGTAACTCAACACGTTCTAAGAATAAAAACAAACGAGCTACTAGGAAGAAGTACCGAGGTCAGGGCCGCCCGTGATTTTTTCGCGCAAGAAAAAATCGGAGTTGGTTTTTAGGACCAACTTCGAGGTTACCCCTGAGATTGCTCCGAGGTATCTTTCTCAATTGAAGCCTTCTTGGTTTTCTAATATGCCAAACGATAGCACAGACGCGAAAACGATTAAACGGTGTCCGGGCTTTGCCCTGTTTTTTCAGAGATCAATTTTAGTGCCTTCTTGGACAGACGTTGCTGTTAAGTATCATGAGGACGGCAGCTTTTTAGCGCGAGTTCCAAATCCTTGGCCGGAAGATGGCGATGGTATTACAAGTCACACTAGACAGCAGTATCCCGGAGCTTTTGAACAATACGATAATATTAAACTCACAGACTACTGGACGCTAGAGGGGACAAAAGGTTTAGACATCATGGTTGTTCCAGTCATGCCGCCGAACCCAGAATGGGAAGCGGCGACGGGCGCATGGGAACCTCATGC